GAAAGCTCAAAGATAGCCCCAAAACGCTCTTCTAAATAGCCTGCAATCTTGGCCTGCTCAGTAGATGTGAATGTTACGCCATAGGCTGTATTGCTTATTGGCACAGGTTTCCATGCTGCCCACATGTCTCCTGTCAATGTCAAATCCATATAGGCCACTTGCCTACCTAACTTTTGTCTGAACTCTTTATAACTACCAAAAGTGTCATTACCACCAAAGGCTTTCTTTTGTTTCTTATTGGCTACCTCGCCAAATCTTTTACCTATTGGGCTATTTATGCTAAATGACTTACCAGAATCATAAGGTGGCAAGTCTGAACCATCTGCCTTCTCTCCATCCTGTTGCACTCTGGCCTGCACTGCCGGAGCAGCATAGAGAGCAGCTGCCCTAAGCACCTTGTCGGCTTTGGATGCTTCCTTAAAGTTCTTAAGCTGTTGCTTCAGGAAAGCAGATGTAGAGTCATAAACTGGCATAAACTTTTTTGAAAATAATTTTGCAGTTATTTTTCCTTTGACTTAATTGCCAGCCAAATCTAACCAAAATACTTATGAATTTCGAAAAAACAAGTGTCCGAATGCTTTACAACAGCATGTGGATAGACATTAAGGTAACCAGCATCAATCAACTCCATCATGTAGCCTTATTAGGTGGCAGAATGATTGTGTATGAGATTTATGGAATTTACTATCTTGGCTTTGTCCATGAGTGCGAAAGAGTTAATCTTAACTTTTATGGACTAACTATTTCTAAGGAGCAATTTGAATTTCAAATGCGCTCATGGGGAGATAATTACTTAAACATCGCTCCAGGTACTGAATTATTATTAGCCGACAACCTTTACTTTATATGAGAATCGATATGAACAGACTTGTTGCTCAATTAATTAAAGACATAATCTGGAAGTTTACATTTGTCTCCGTTTATGTCATTTTGATTACCCTGCTCATTATCAAATTCATTACTTATGTTAATGGGTAATCGTGATGTAACCATCTGCCTGACCAGTTGCGGAAGGTGGGATTTATTAGAGAAAACCATTAGTAGCCTGGTTACTTATTGGGATGGTGAGCCTCCGGCTGCATTCTATATTAATGATGACTCAGGAGAAATTAATCAGAAACTCATGGGTGAGCTTGATCGCTTCCTTATGAGGCATTGGCAAATAATGGCTGATTGGACATTCACAAACAGAGAAGGTCAGCCACAGGCAATTGACAAGACTTATCAGCTTGTGCAGACTAAGTACATTTTCCACTGCGAAGATGACTGGGAGTTTTACAATAGTGGGTTTATAGGTGATTCTCGCTCTGTGCTAGAGACTGAGCCTAAGTGTGCCTGTGTGTGGATAAGACATCCAAATGATCGGCATGGACATACTGTACTTCCTATAATGAAACTGACTAAAAAACGAGTGCGATACCAGCAGTTGGCGCATCGTTACAAAGGTGATTGGCATGGCTTTACCTGGAATCCTGGACTAAGGAGATTGTCAGACTATTTGGCAATGGGCAAGTTTAGTGACATGTGTGAGTGGAGAAGTGATGACCATTATCACTCAGAAAAACAATTCAATAGGAAGTATTACGAAGCTGGTTATGTTGCCATGACCCTATGCAGAGGCTTTGTAAAGCACATAGGGCATTTAGATTCAACTAAAAACAGAGTTATATGAGAGCAGCACTTTACTTCAGCATGGATGATCCGGATGACATCCAGGCGCACATTAGATGCACCAAGGCCACTAACATGGCTTTGGCATTATACCAACTAAGGAGTGTAATTCACAAGGCCATTGATGAGTCGGAAGATGGCAAGCATGTAGATGGCGATTATCTGTCAGACAAAGTGGAGGCAGTTTTTGAAGAGTATGGAATTAACCTAGGAGAGCTAATATCATGACACAGCTTGAGCAACTCAAAGTCATTGTAGAGAAAGAGATTAAGGTAAAAAAATGGATGGCTGAGCAGGAGGCCAACACTCCTATGACTAATCAGTATTGGCAAGGAGGAATCTCAGCTCTTAACTATGTTAAGCATGTAATTGACAGATTAATAAATGAAGAAGATGTATAAAGAAACAGTGGTACAATGGATGCTGGATAAAATCATTGAGCATAATGGCATTCTGCAAATAAAGGACATAGAGAAGGCAATGGCAATGCACAATGAGCAATTATCTGCTGCCTACACAGAAGGATTTAAACGGTGCAAATACATTGAGGAGTTAAGTGAAGGAAAGTTATTCTTCCCAGGCGAAGAAACTCCAGATGACTTTGAGACTTACTATGACAAAACCTATGGAGAATAAGCAAACAGCACTGGAGTGGCTTGTACAGCAAATTGAAAGTAAATATCTAAAGACTAATGGTGCATATGATGTCAAGGTAATTATTGGAAAAGATATTGTTGATAAAGCCAAAGCAATGGAAAGAGATCAGATTGAGCAGGCACATGAGGATGCCTTCATAAGAATGAACATGTCATTTAGAGCAGCACATAGGGCAGAAGCCTACTATGATGAAGTCTATGGCGCACAAGACAACGGCAAAACAGAACAATTGCCGTAGAATTAATATAGTCAGGTGGTATATTGGTTACCATACAAACTCGGAGGGGGAATTTACTCCAAGTCCCTGAATACAGGTTCGATTCCTGTCCTGACTACTAAAACACACCTCGTTGCTATCAACGATGTGTCGCAAAAGTTGGCTATAATTGCGACTGATACGATTTGATTCAATTTGATACGCTAATGAATCCAATAGAAGAGTTAATTGATTTTATGATTGTCAATGAAGGCAAGATTGACCTGAATGATGTACTGATTAAGGCTGAGCTAATCAATATGCGCTCAAAACCTAGGCATGCTGGGTGGTACTTTAACGGGCAGCTGGTTCAGTCATTGGATCAGCTAAAAGGCAATTCAATTAACATGAGCAACAAACCAAAGCAACTGTTCTACTATCCATGAGTAATATCATTGACTACTTTGCAGAACCACACTACCAGCAGCCACTCCAGAAGCACCGGAAGGACATGATTAATAAAGCTGAAGCTGTCAATCATCCAGAGCATTACGGAGGCTCTGAAAGCACCTATGAGGCCATCAAGGTCATTGAGGCTTGGGAGCTAGGCTTCTGCCTTGGCAATGTGGTTAAGTATATTTCTAGGGCAGGCAAGAAAGGCAGCAAGCTGGAGGACTTGAAGAAAGCCCAGTGGTATCTTAATCGGGAGATTGAGAAATTATCCTAAAGCATTATACCAATTGGTATAATACCAAAAGGTATTAAGGCCTTACAAACCCCTGCTGGATTAGTCCTGCATTATCGCAATTGAAGCACAGGCCTTCTCCTCTTAGATTGAGCTGCCTAGCCCAGATTGCCAGCGATTGCTGATAACCATCAAGAAAGGTAGCCATTGCTCTCTCAGTAAACTCACGATTGCCCTGGGCAAAGTAGTTAGCCCTTGGACTTGCCACCTTCTGCCAAAGGATTTGATAGCAGAGCAGATTAGCCCAAGCATCAATAAGAAACTCTTGCTGCTGGCAGATGAATGAGTCTAGGCTGCACAATAGCTGAGCATCAATGTACACTCCTGATTGACTGTTGTCCTGATTCCAGCTATCTCCAAAGCCATAACCTAGCGGAGCAGTAACCGGGAAGATGCTCCAGCCATTGCGCCAGAGATAAGTGAATCTGGTAGCACATTCCAAGTCCATCTGATTCCATCCCCAGTCGATGAAGAAGCCTGATGTAGTAGGCACATTGGTGCAATCAATTGCCACCATCATGTTGATCTTGTCAAAGTCTGAGTAGAACTCATTATTGACTGGGATGTAGTTCATGCCGGAAATCAAGTCGGCAGTGCCACTATCTAATAGCTTACCATCTTGAGTCTGATAAATATACCAAGGCACTCCGGCAACAGGCGCACCGGCATTGTAAACATATATCTGCTTAACCCTTAGTGCCAGATACTTACTCCCCTGAACGCTAACAAATGCACCCTTTAGGATTGCCTCTGCTGGCACAGTTGTAATCTGTTGCCATTGCTGGACAAACTCCTTACTGGTCTGGAATAACACCTGATCCAGCTGAGCCTCTGCTGATGTGAATAAGGCAGCCTGAATGTCTCTCTTGATCCTGATGTAGCTCACAGACTGAGCAGAGTTCCACATGCCGACATAACTAGCCTGCTCCGGTGTGGCAATCTTATCGAGCAATTCCGAACTCATGCCCGGATAATCATTGATGTATATGCCAGACAATGGCTCACCAGCAGTGCAGCCTTTAAGTCCGATGTAGTTCTGGAGGCAATTCATAATTACAAAAGTAACTAATTATCAGCACTGCCGATATTGGGTGCAGTGATTCGGAATATCTTATTGGTCAAAGCTACCCAGGCACTCAATACCTGCCCTAAAATAAACATCAGAACCGAATCTGATGCCTGTACTTTCTCAATCTTATACAGCCAACCTACACCTAGTAGCAAGCCTACCATGACCACAGAGGTGCAAGTGTAGGCATAGACTTGCATGCGCTTGCTGAATAGGGCATGATGGCTCACAGCCCGGGGAACAGTCCTTTCAGCAGTCCTCCCACGAACTTGCCCCTCCTCTCTGCTCTGTCCTGCTTCTGTGTCTTGTTGTTCTGGCATGAGTCAAGGTAGATAACTGTCTTAGCCAGTGCCTCTGTCTCAACTTTAAGACTATCAATTCTGCCCTCTGTTCTGGCACTCTTCCAATATGCTGCTGCCGTCCATTCCTCATTGTCTTTAATGAGCTTGTCCAGCTTCTGGTGAGCATTGCGAGCAATATAGATGTCTCCTGCTATGTATAATAGAAATGCCAGCAGTGTCACAAATGTGTCTCTTGAAATTTTCATTTGAATATGGATTTGATTTGCTGAATTTTTTTAGCATAGAGAGTCATAGATACAAGCTCACCATTGTCATTATAAAACATAACCTGTTGCATGTTTTCCTTATGAATGTCAAGAACCATCCGGTAGAGTCTGTAAATTAGAATGATTGACCAACCGTGATGGTATAGCCACTCCTCAACCGGATTGTAAAAATGAGGCTCTGGATTTGACAACTTAGTAATTATGATTGCTCCATAGGCAGGAGTATCATGTATGAATTTAACAAGCTCCTCCCTTAATTCGTGAGTCATATTAGTATGTCCAGATGACCTGGGCAGGCTTTGCAGGATCACAATCTACATGCACGAATGAGCTTGCAATTCCTATGCGAGTGAATCCTGCTTTAAGCAGAGCATTCACAATTTGAAACTTAGATGTGCCGGAAGTAGCAGCTATGTCTGCTGCCCATCCCTGAGTATGTGAACTATCAGCAACTCCTCCAACCTTGGCATTATGAACAGTGGTTCTAAAGCCTGAGTTGATTTTAAATGGCACTCCTGCTAATGATCTAGCATTGTCAAGTCTCTGCATGAATGCAGGCTTCATGTTGCTGCCTGAGCCTGGAGCATCTGGAGAATCAAACTCCGAAAGTGTAAAATGCTTTAGTTGCATTGTGTAAAGTTACTTGATGCGAGTGAATTTTTTAGCTGCACTTTTTACAGACTTTTTACCAACACAGCCCCAGGCCTTCCGGCTAAGGTCATTGGCACATGGTTTATTCTTACATGGCTTAATGCCCGAAGAACGAGCGCAGTAGTTATCTCCCTTGGCAGTACCAGGTGCAATGGAGTAGCCTTTAGCCCCGAACTTGACAGTCTTGCCATTGACCTTGGTCTTGTACTTCTTCTCTGCCATTATCTTCCTTGTCCTTTATACTTCTTGACATTGCCCTCCTTTGGCCTTCTAGCCTTCCGGTGCTTGCCCTCTCTGCGCTTACCGAAGCTGATTTTAATTGATGACTCTTTGGATGCCTTTTTCATGCTCAAATATCAATAATTATGTGCTATTATTGTAACCCCTTATGAGTCTTGAAGATAACGAT